TGGCGGCAGCGGCGGCATCCTCGCCGGACATGGTTTGACCAAGATCTTGGGCATCCTGTTGGAGCTTGCGAATTTCCTCGGCCCCTCCGGAAAGCATGGGGACCAAGTCCGCACCGGCTTTGCCGAAGTACTCCATGGCGGCGGCACTCTTGAGCGCCGGATCCTGGATCAGTGACAGTTTGTCGGCGATCGCGATAAATTGCTCATCAGGCGACATCTTCTGCAGATCGGCGACACTCAGGCCAAGAGCGGTGAATTTATCCACGGCACCAGGCACCCCGGCGGCTGCATCGGCGATGCCCATTTGCATTTTGCGGACACCCTTTTCGAGCGTTCCGATGTCGGTGCCAGAGAGCTTGGCTGCGTAGCCGAGCGACGAAACCGCCTCAGCACTCATGCCAGTTCGCTGGGCCATGTCGTCGACTGCGGACCCAGCGTCGGCAAAATTCTTTGCCAGTGCGACCAAGCCAGTCACAGCGACCGAGCCAGCGATCGCAGCAGGGAGGCTGAGTACACTCTTGGAAAAGCCGGACAAGGCACCTTGGGCCGATGCGAATCCTTTGCCGATTCCGGTGCCCATGGTTGTGGCGACGCCTTTGAGACGTGCCATCGCGGCTTGGACTTGGGCCATGCCTTTATCGAACGAGCCCTGTTTGGTCGCGATCTCGACGTAAGCTTGACCGGCCTTGATGTTGGATGCCATGGTACTACCTCACCGATGCGATCGAGTTCTTGAACAGCTCGGGGAAATTGGGGGCTTCGGCCTCAAGCGCAGGACGCATGAAAGGCCGCTTGGGGTACCGAGCTCGGCGACGGCGAGTCTCAAATCGATACCCAGGCCGCTCGTCATACCTTCGACGGCCGTCGACCCGTCGCCAGTTGGCAGGCTCGCCCTCTCCCTCGATCGAGGCGTATCGGTACTCGCGAATGATCGCAGTCTCGCCCCGTTCATGCAGACCAGCCACAGTGCTCGTGACCGACTCGATCGTGAAGTTGACTTGGTTGAGTTGCACTGGGCCGACGATCGTCGATTCGCTTTGGGGCTGGTACGCGAACAGGATCGTCTTGAGCGAGTGCGTGTTGGGCGAGTGAGCCGACGGTGGAGAGCCAGGTGCCGAAGCGGACTTTCGGCGACGCATCGACGACCGAGCTCGCTTGCGAACGAAAGCACCAGCCTTGGACAAGACTTTGCGTTTCGCTTTTTTCAGCGAGGCAATCACTTTAGGCCGATCGAAGAAAGCTTCTCGGACTTTGAAGGTCACGTTCATGGGGTGAATTTCTCCACAGCAACGAACGGATCCTCGTAGTACACCCGAGTCAGTTCGACGCCGGCAGCATTGTGGACAGCCACCGAGTAGCGGTACTCTCCGGGGACCAGTCCGCCCGAGGTCGCTCGAGGCATCTCGCAGGCGAGCGACCATTTCCCCGATCCGATGTCCGCAGCGGTTCCAGTGACGGCGAATGGATGAGTCCCGTTGGTTCCACCGAAATGGACCGTGACAGCACCGACCGACATGCCAGGGATCGCAGAGATCGTCCAGACGAATGCGGTACCGTGGGCCACAAGGTAATCATCGCCGATGACGATCTGATCGACGGTGCCTTTGGCGGTGACTGGGCCAGCATAAGAAACCTTGCCCGACTGGATCGTGTTGGTTTTGGCCGCGATCACATTCTCAAGCGACAGGTAGCGAGAATGCTCGACGGGGATCACTTGGACGCCAGATGTTGCGGACTCGGGGAAGAAGTCTGCGGTGATGCCGTTGGTTTCGCCTGCGGTGACATCGAACAGGTAGTAGCCGTCCTCCATCTCGGTCGGATTGGTATCGGCGAGCGCAGCACGAGCACCGCCGTCGAGAGAGACTCGGCAAGTGATCTGCGCAGCACCGCCAGTCACCGGAGCATTGGTTGTCCGGTTGAACGCGAAGACTTTTAGTGTTCCGGCAGTGTTTCGATACATAATTAGGTGAGGGTCAGGAGTCCATTGACTTGATCGAAGTCGAGCGTGATTGCTTCGCCAGCAAGCAAGGTGACTGAGTCGCCCCGGTCGTACCATCCGATCAGCGGCTTGGCTGGACTGGTCTGCGTGTCGTCGTAGACAGCGACGTAACGGAACGGGCCGACAGATCCGCCCGAAGCGGTGATCACCAGGTCGGCCACGGTGAGCTTGTACACTCCACCGGTCTGAGTGCTGCTGCTGGTCGTCAGATTGCGAGTGCTCGCGTTGGTGTAACTGATCTCAGTCAGATCGGCCAAAACCGCATTGGTAGCTACAGGAGCGACGTTGGTCAGTGCGACGGCGAGTTGATCTGTGGCAAGGTTGATCTTGCCTTCGGCGACATTTTTGGCGAACGATTGGAACTTGTTAAAGGTGGCCATTTACTGAGGTCCTCGCATCATGAACAGGTAGTAGTAGGGGGCGACTCCAGACGCAGAGCCGGTGAGATTTGCATCGGAGACGACTAGGATGTACTGGGCACCGTCGGCGGAGATCTTGCGATCGGCTAACAGCGACGCGGCAAAGTTGTCGAGTTGCAGTGCCATCGAGCCAGCATTAAGCTTGAGCGATCGAAGCAGCTCGGCATTATTTCCAGCTAGGAAACAGATTGCTTGCTCCGCCGTGAGCTTTCGATTTGCGATCAGTCCAGCATCGGCGCCCGTCAGAGCGTAAGCCGCAGCTCCGCCGTCGAGCAGTCTCGCGCAGATCGTCGCAGCCTCGTTGCCGGTCGCGGTGTAGGATGCAGGATCGGCTGAAAGCAGGCGGCTTGCGGTAATGTTGGCCGCGTTGCCGGAGAGGATGTATTGAGCTTGATCGGCAGCAAGCAATCGACTCGCGAACAAGCCTGCTGCTTGACCCGTCAGACTGTAGTTGGCTGTTTCGCAAGCGAGCACCAAAGCGGCGATGACCGCAGCGACACTGCGTCGTCTCGGTGGCTGGTACAACATTCCACCTCCCCGGCCCTGATCGTAGATAAATCTGGGTTCATGCGGCCTTAGCCCCTGACCGAAAACTATAACGTCGTCGATAACGCCGGGAAAAGGAAACGCGTTTGACGAATAACCGTCTCCGATTGCATTAACCGTAAAAGTCCCCGCCGCTAAGGTCAACGCACCAATCGAAACCCCATCTACAAAAAGGTTGATTGTTGAAATTGCAGCAGTGCTAGGTGTTGAAAAAATGCAATAATGTCTAAATGTCGTAAATGTCGTAAGATTAAACTCGACGTTGCCGGTCGGCATTTGGAAACGCAAATAGTTTCCCGACCGAAACCAAATATAGCTAGTGGTCGTTGTGCTATTGCCAATCGGCATTCCAATCGCCCCCGCGCCCCTTTGCTGCGCCCAAAACGATAGGGCGAAATCGAGGGTACTTAGGTTCACGGTGTTGACTGCTAAGCGATCATTCACCCCGTCAAAATTCAACGCTAATTTGTCTGGGCTTGCTACATACGCATCGTTGCCGTTGTTCGCAAAGTTGTTCAGGGTTCCATGATTCCGGCCCGTCGTGTCTGGCAATTGAAGGCCAGTGTTGCCAGTAAACGAAGGACACCACCGACCGACGATTCGGCTTGCAAGGCTTTCCCATTCCGGCCCGTAGTACGCGAGCATCAGGTAATAGTCTCTCCCTTGTCGACGACGGCCATTAGCTGCACGACGTAGGGAATCGACGAGTAGTTGACGAATCGACACTCGTAAATGTCACCGCCAGGGATCCAAACTCTGCGGACATCGGCGAGGTTGGTCACCGAGTTGGTATTGAGATTTAGTACGCGGTGGTTTCGCTCCATCGTCCAGGAGGTTGTCGCACCCGAGGCGATTCGATTCCATTGGATCAGCGTTCCGCCAGAGTTAAAAATGCAGACCGTGTCGCCGATGGAAAAGGCAGTCGAGGCGATAGCGATTGTGTTTGCCGAGGTGGACACATCAGCAGTGAGCGCCCCGAGCAAAGCGGCCGTCGTTGGGCCTTGGCCGACCATGTCGAAAATCGTCGTGGGGACAATGTCCGTGTTGTTGTCCGTCGGTCGGATCGCGAAGTATCCGGCGCGGGTCGGGGTGCCAGCGCTTCCACGGCCCATAAAACCGACGACCCAAGCCCCTGGCACGTTTCGCAAATCGAGCGTCGTGGATGCGAGTTCGATGTTTCCCGTCGCGACAATTTTCGGCGAGATCAGCGTGGTGTAGTCGGGCGTGGTTTTTGTGACCAGGGAAGGCATTACTTAGATTTCCTCGCTAGCTAAAAGCTCGATGTCTCGTCCTGTGATTGTGTCGTGCTGTTGGCCAGCGGCTAGCAGCGGAGCAGCTTGCTGCGGTGTGAGTCCCAGGCCATGCGGTTGCGGTGCCGTGAGAGCAGCACGGATGCTCGGGTCGCCAAAATCTGGCCGGGCATCCACGGCGGCTTCGCGGGTCATGAACGAGACCATGAGCCCGATGATCGGATTGACGTAAGCGACCGTTTGCAGCGCGGCAATGACCTCTCCGCCCATCGGCAGATTGTCGCGATAGACAGCGATGATCCCCATGAAGGACAGCGGCAGCGATCGCGGGACTCGCGGCGCGATCTCGCAGCACCGAATTGCGCAGTCTCCATACCGGCCCTCGGCCAGAGCTGCGGCAGCTTGCTGGTCGGCGGCGATCAATTGTCGAAGGGTCGGTTGGTCAATTTGCATCGGTTTTTGGTAGCGTCACATAGTGGACCGGGAGCCCGTCTCGCAAATTGTGCAGCTCGGCGCGGCTGATGCTCGGCGGTGGGCTGTCGGTGCGGTACGGGTGAAAATCAGTGCGTCTGTAGGGGCGAGCTCGCTTCGGGCTGTGGATGTTGGCTAACAGGGTCATCAGGTCACTGGTGCGATCCCAGCGGTCTTTGTTGATCTCGTCGGACATCCACATCAGCTCTCGCAGTGTGTAGGGCCCTGGCTCGATCCCGATTCTCGCTGCTAGTCGGAGGATGGTTGGCCAGTACTCGGCGCGCTCTTCCGCATCGCTTTTTCGATCATCTGATCCAGACTCGTCAGTTGCTCCTGGATCCCCATCTCCAGCAGCCCCTTGTCCATCGCGTTGGTGATCCGTAGGGCCGTCTGATTCTGGAGTGCCTTTCCTGCCTC